GCAATTGCTGACCAAAACAGAACTTCCACTCCACTTAAAGCATTTGTCCTCTATAATGACATTCAGGGGACTGAAAAATTAAACAGAAAAATTACACAATTAGCGAGACTATGAGAATCTTTGAATTGAAGATAGATGAGGACGATGACTTGTCGGGAATCCAATACATATCAATTGTAAAATCTCCTGCGAATGAATTTGCATTTGAGGTGTTCTCTGATGAGACCCCCCATACTTGTTATGTTCCACAGGATTTCTCAGACGAGACCTTGAAGGTTTTGGATAACTACGGGGAGGTATTGAACCCTGATTCTTTGGTTGGTGCTCGAATCAAACCTGCAGAGTTTTCATTGACGAAACACGGGTTTGCACCACAGGTAAATCCTAACCCAAGGAACCCTGCGTTCGGAGACCAAGACCAACCTGGTGGTGCAATTACTCGCTACATCTACGGAGTTGATACAGGATTGGGTGCACCCTTGATTAGAACCTCAAGAGAGATGTGTAGAAAGATGATTGCAGCACAAAAGGTATTCTCCATTACTGACATCAATAATTTGTCTTCTGAACTCACTTCCGCATCTGACACCTTTAAGTTAGTTCCGAGAGCAAAGATGAACGCACAGGTCGACGCGTTCCAATACAAAATGGGTGCGCTATGTCGGCACAGATGGTTTCAGATTGATTTCCCTATTGCAGAAAACTCTACTTACGAGGAGACATTAAAGAAAATCCCACTCAAAGCACAGGGTGCATTGGGTAGTGGAATCAACATAGGAGGAGCAGGAAGACCTTTTATCGCTGAAGCGAAGGTAGTTCCCCCTTCTCAACTCAACAGACGACCTGCAGGGTTTTCTAAAGACGAAGAGTTTGCTTTAGACCCCGTCAACTTCCACTTCGGTTTGTTTATGTATCCGTCAAGATTTGCAGCGTTGGTTGCTGAACCATCAGCAAAAAAGATTACCAAGGTGAAGGTCGAGATGTGTGATATGGGTTGGGGATGTGAAGGGTATATCCCCATTGAGATTTACCCTGAATATTTCGAAGGAACTGCGAAGGTAGAAGATGTCTTCTCGGTTCGTCATAATTTTATTGAAGTCCCCAAGTATATTCAAGACGCAGCACAGAGAGCAGTAGATTACGCTGAGGAGAATGGTTGGGGAGACTGCGGAACTGACGTAGGAAAACAAAGAGCACACGACCTTGCGAGAGCAGGTGCGGAACATTCGTTGGAGACTCTCACGAGAATGTATTCCTACGGGAGTCGTCATAAGGTAGATTGGGATAGTTCAAAGTCTATTGACGACGGGTGTGGTTATTTGATGATGTTGTCGTGGGGGTTCTCTCCTGACAACTATGATGACGCTATGAATTTTCTCAAGGGTCAAATCGACAGAGCGACTCAAATGAATATTCAGTTCTCCCGTGATGAGTTTAGACAGGACATCACTGCGGTAGTCTTCCAACCCAACCAATACATCTACCGCTACGACCGACAGAGCAACTCACCTTATTGGGTCTTTATGTCGAAGGAAACCATCAGAACTGCATTGATGAAATTGAGCAGATTACGTCCAAAAAATCTAATCAACTTTGAGCACTCCGATAAAGTATTCTCGGGTGATGAAGTTTATTCTTATGAGAATTGGTTGGTAGGAGAAGACCCAAAGATGGATAAATCTTATGAAATTTTTGGTCGTGAATTTGAGCCAGGAACTTGGATTACAACCATACATTTTAGGTCAAAAGAATTATTCGAAGATTTCATTTTATCCAATAAGACCTCAGGAATTTCCCTTGAAGGTCTATTCGAAGAGATTCCATTCAACTTTTTTAGTGATAAAAAACAAGAATTTGTTTATCCAAATGCAGGTGAATCTGAAAGCGATTTTATCGGTCGTTGTATGGGTGATTCCAAGATGGTTGGAGAGTTCCCTGACGAGCAACAAAGACTCGCAGTTTGCTACAATTATTATTCAGAGAAAATGAACTACGAACATTCAGAAGACAAAGAGATGGTCGATGGTATTGTTGAATTGTTGTTGAAGGTCAGAGACCTCGAGAACAGAAAACAAATGGCTAAAGACGTAATTAGAGATTTTGCTCGTGATGGAATCCACTACGACTACGACGACTTCATCAGACGCATTGAAATAATGGATTTTGGTTTCAACTTCCCCGAGGGAACTTGTTGGGAGGGATACGAACCATACGGGACAAAGATTCTCGATGGTAGAGAAGTCCCCAATTGTGTTCCCGTGAGAACTTCAAAGCAAACTATGGAGGACTACCCGTGGGATAAATGTATCGCTGATATGACCGAGAGATATGGTTCAGAATCAGCACCCCGTATCTGTGGAAAAATTCGTTCAGAGAATATGGGTCTTCAAGGGATAAACGGAAAAGTTCCGTTCTTTGACTTGGAGGAAGAAGCGAACCTAATCGCTCAAGAGATTGGTTGTGAGGGTTCGCATAAAATGGAGTATGGATTTGTTCCGTGTAGAACTCACGCACAAGCAGAGGAATTATGGGACGCACATACTCGGGTTTTTCTCCTTGAAGAACTGATAAAAAGGGTGATGGGGTGATTTTGATTTTTATTGTCCTATTTATCTTAAACTAAACTATTAATTAGTATTATGAAAAATATTGAATTACTTAAGAAAGTCGCTGACTTGGTAGGTTTTCAGTTTTCATCTTATAAGTTTGCTGAAGCAACCCTCGAGGGTGGAGTGGTAATTACCAACTCAAGCGAAGGTGAAGATTTCCTTGTTGGAGACACAATCTCTATTAAGAACGAGGACGGAACATTCACCATCGTAGGAGAGGGAACTCACCAACTTGCTGACGGGAGAGTCTTTATGACCGATGTTGAAGGGAAACTTGTAGAAATCAAATCAGAAGATACGGAAGAGAGAATCGAAGTTGAAGTTGAGATGGAAGAAGTAGCGGTAGAAGTTCCGACAGAAGTGGTAGATGTTATGTCTCCTGCGGTCGTTTCTGCTGTTGTTGAAGCACTCACTCCAATTGTAGAAGAACTCAAAATGATTTCTGAAGAGATGAAGAAGATGAAAAAGGACTACAACGAGTTCAAAAAAACAGCATCTCACAACCCCTTGAAAGAGGATAAAGTTATTTCACAAAATTTCTCCGACCATAGATATGATATCTTAAAGGAGATGAAGTCAAAACTTCGTTAAAAATTAAATTATAAAATACAAACAAAAATGAAAAATCTTAAAGGATATTCTTTTGATTTTGATACTGCAGGTTTGAGTGATTATTTGAACGCAAATGCTGACCTCTTCCTTCACAAAATCGTTATGGATACGACCGAAGCACAATACTATCGTGTCCTCCCAAATATCAAGTATGGTGAATTGATTCCCGTATTTGAAACAGGTGATATCGACAACATCGCATTCCCTGGTAATTCTTGTTCGTTCACTGGTGGAACTATCACCTTGGAAGAGCGTGAATTGAAGGTATGCCAATACAACATTCAGAAAAATTATTGTTATGATGAGTTGAATAGAACCATCTTGTCTATCAGACTTGCTCCAGGTTCTTACGTTGAGTCAAACGTTCCAATGGAAGAAGCATTTATGAACGACATCTCGAGAAAAGCAAACGTTTATATGTCTCGTAAGTTTTGGGGTGCTACCACCGCAGTTGATGGTTGTTCAGGTGTAATCGAGCAATTGACAGGTGCTACTTTCTCAGGTTCAGTTGTTCCAGTAACTTACACTGCGATGACTTCATCAAACGCTACTGACGTTGCTGACGCTTACATCGAGTCTCTTCCTGACGCATTGAAACCAGTTACAACTATCCTCGCTTTGAATCACTCTGACTTCCAAGCGCTTCAGTTGTCATTGAGAAATCAGAACTTGTTCCACTACAATCCTGAGCAACTTGCTTCAGGTATGATGGCTGTTCAGATTCCTTTCACCAACGTAATTGCTATCTCAACTGAGTTGGGCAACACTGCTGTAGGTGCAGGTAAAGCGGTTCTTACCAACCCTGAAAACTTGATGTATGGAACTGACCTTATGTCTGACTTCCAAAATCCTATCGCTTGGTATTCTCTCGACTTCCAAGAGCAAAGAATTAAACTCGCTGCTAAATTGGGTGCTGCAATCGGATTCGGTTCTCAAGTTGTATTAGCATCTTAATAAACTATTAAACTAATACATTAAACAATGGGTTCTAACTGCGTAATTACCAATGGATTAGCACTTACATCGTGCGTTAATAATATCCCAGGACTTGAGGCTCTATGGGTCTTGACTACTACAGGAACGACTGCTGAAATCACTGGAATCACCTACAATACTGGAGGTGAAATCACAGGTCTTACAGCGAATGCAGGAACAGAGTTCAAGAAGATTGATGTTGTAAGAAACTCGAGTGCGGCTCTTAACGAGAGCGTTGCAATCAACCTCGAGTCTCTTGGTTTCGACTACAACACACAACTTATCTTCACCATCCCTGGACTTTTCCAAGATGGAACGAACTTGTATCAGCAAATCGTTCAGAACACTCAATCATACTTCATCGTGAAATTGAAGACAGGAAAATACTTCTTCGCTTCACCACTTGGAATGTATATCGAGAGTGCAACTATCGCTTCAGGTTCTTTACCTGGAGATTCTCAACTTTACACTTTGACATTGACTTCGTCTAATACGATTTCAGTTCCCGAGGTGGACGTTACGACTACGCTTACTGCGTGGTTGGCAGCGAACTCGAATATCGCTATTGATAGAGAGTAATTGAGTATTATATTCAAGGGGGGACAATAGTCCCCCTTTTTTTTTATATGGAGAAACCGATTTTATTTGTAGAAAAAAGTTTGAAGGTTCGAAAGGACAATTTATATGTCCCGATTACCTCCTATTCCATTACAAAATTGGAATTGGAACTCGAGAGTTCTATTGTCGGTTTATGGGTGGATTTCCACCGAGACGGAGTATTTATATTTAGACGTAGATACGATTTTGGAGACAAAGGAGACATTAGCGTCGATGACTTGATAAGAAGAACACACGAAGCAATTTCTAATGTCGGATAACCCATTTTTTAAGAGTTTAGAGGAGAAATATTTCCAAGGGGAGTATGTCTATGAATATGGAGGTTTTGTTCCACAGAGATTATTTATTCCTGCTCCACCTCCATCACCAAGTCCGACACCTTCGCTGACACCAAGCAACACTCCGACTCCTTCAATAACAGCGACTCCTACGATTACCCCTACGACAACGATTACTCCAACGATTACTGCGACACCCAC